CATAAGACTGCTCACCCTGGCGTTGGTCGTTGTCATCTTCACGGCGGATCATCGTTGTCTGGTCCGGCAGCAAGCCAGTATAAGACTGGTCGATATAGCCATGTATTCAAGGGAAGGCTGCAACAACACTTTGAGAACCTAGCGAATGATGATACCAATCCGCTCGATCTTGTCCCTGAGCTACAGGTCCAGCGTGTCATGCTGTCGCTGGCATTAGACAAGCTGGACGACGCGCCATTGCAACCACAAGCAAGCCGGTCTGTTAATGAGTACGAATCAAACTTAAGCGGGCACGACAGCGTGAGCGTTGATGTGATTGATAATGATGATGGCAATGTGATGGGGGGTGGTGGTGGTGGTACGAGTTGTGTTGATAATATGGATACCTTGGATATTCCTCGCGAGGAATTTTCAAGTCTTGGGGTACGTCAGTCATCTATCAAACCTAACGTAGATAAGCGGGTAGCGGCAGTCAAGATGCGATTAGTGCGGACAGAGGATGTTGAATTAGTGAGGGAACTGTCCTCGGATATAGTAAATACGGTAACGAGGATAATAGCTGCACGTAATCAAACTGCGCTAACGAAAGCGGAGATAGTTTACTTAATGAGTACGATGAGAGAGGCGATTGAGAAATTTGTACCGAAGGAGAACAGGGAGGCGTTTGTGAGGTTCATGATGGAGAAGATACCGATTGGGAAGGTAGAGGAAGGGAGTGAGGATGTATAAGTTACTACAAGGTGACTGTATTGAGGTACTAGCCACGTTGGAGAGTGAGAGTGTTGATATGACGTTTACGTCTCCGCCATTCAAGGATGAGGATGTAGGTAGTGAATATTGGGGGTTATACGATAGTTGGATGGAGGAGATATTACGAGTTACTTCTAAAGTTGCAATAGTAATAAATTCAGCGAATAGGTTAAATGGGATTTTGTCTAGGTGGCCACCCAAGCGCACGATGGTTTGGGGAAAGGGTATTAGTCAATACAGCTGGCGATGGAATCCAATATTGGTGTATCAAATATCAGATGACTACAAGGTAAACAAATATATTTGGGGAGATGCTTTTGGGGTTGAATCGGTAACGGGAAAATGGAAGGTACATAAGTATCAAGACCCAGAACTACTTTATGAAACGATTATTAAGATGTTTAGGGATTGCCAGTTGATACTTGACCCCTTTTGTGGAAGTGGGACAACGGGCAAGGTAGCGGTCAAGTTAGGGCGTGACTTCATCGGGATTGAGTTGAACCCTGAGTACATTGAGTTAGCGAAGAAGCGGATTGAGGAAGCTGTACTGCCGATGATGGAGGTCGTTAATGCGTGATCTATGGTATTTCGTAAGGTGTCTGTTGGGCTTTCATCACTGGTACATTTCGAGTTACTACAATGGGAAGGCGATATTTGGTTGCAAGCATTGTAACGCCTGGAAGGTGGAGTATATATAATGGGTGGTCTAACAGTTAAGGGAGGGCATCTGCTCGACTTCTCTGCGCTATATGCGGAGGTGGAGAAGTTATTACCGCACAAGATGGAAGGAGTACCGAATGTCGTAGTGGGATACAAACCGCAAGACAAGCAAAGGCACTTGTTAGAAGCGGTTGGGTTATTAGATTGGTACGAAGGTACGGGAGAGATCAAAGACCCGTTATGTCAAGTAATAGGATACGGAGGAGCAGCCTTTGGAGGAAAGACTTATGGGATGTTGGGATTGGCAGCGGTATGTGCATACGCTTTTCCTGGTTGTCAGATTGCTTTCTTTCGTAGGACGTTCACCGAAATTGACGGAGCGGGTGGCGCAATGCAGAAGGCGTATAGTCTATTTGGAAGTATTGCACACGCGAGAGATTCTGGGAAGAACTTTGTATTCCCGAATGGTAGTCAATTCTTCTTCCAACATTGCGAGAACGAGAATGATGTCCACAAGTATGAAGGGAAAGAGTTTGATATTCTTTTGATTGATGAGGCGACACATTTTACCTGGTACATCATAGACACGTTGTTGAACACGCGTAACAGAGTAAGCGGAGATAATGGGATACGGAAACCATTTACGATACTGTGTACGAACCCAGGCAACATTGGACACGGCTGGTACATGGAGTTATTCGGGCTGGATAAAGCGGAGCAATGGAACACAAGGAAAGAACCGATACGAGTAAAGAACCCTAATCACCAATGGGTAGACACGTTCTTCATTCCTGCGTATATATCTGACAACACGATAGGGATAGAGCGTGATCCAGAATACGAAACGAGATTGAGACAAGCTGACCCTGACCTAGCGGAAGCGTTGATAAAGGGAGACTGGAAAGTATTTAGCGGGATGGCGTTCAGACAGTTTGATAGCACGATACATGTAATAAACAGCAAGGATTTACCAAAGGACTTCAAGACGTTCCCGAAATGGAGAGCGGTAGACTGGGGCTACGATGCGCCGTTCTGCTGTTTATGGGGAGCGCACGACCCTGGAACTGGACGGGTATTTGTATATCGGGAATGCTACTCACCTGGGTTGACCGATGCACAACAAGCGCAAATGATCGTAACCAACTCACCACCCGAAGAAGGAGTGAGTATAACCTATGGCGACCCAGTATCATTTTCGATAAAGCACAGTAAGAGCGGGTTGGTCTATACGAGTGCAGACGAGTATCGGGAAAACGGAGTGATGATCTGGAACGCAGATAATGACAGGATAAACGGAAAGAAAAAGATAGACCAGAGGCTTGCTACTATTCAGGATGGAAAACCAGGACTTATAATAACTGATAACTGTATCAACCTGATTAGGACGTTGCCGAAATTAGCGCGCAGTCAGACCAATCCAGAAGATGTTGCGCTGAACCAGGAAGATCACGCCTATTCAGCCCTTAGATACCTGCTGACGAATGTGGGGATGCACAGCAAGAAACAAGGTGAGGGAACAACCAAAACTAAATACAACCCGTGGTACAAGATACCTGGAATATAAGGTGAGTGACTATGCCTAGCGAACTCAAAACAGTTCAAGACCACGCTCGCGAACTTGTGATGGCGAATGGTATCCGCAATCAAGTCTACGAGGCGATGGAGAATTTGTATTGGATGCGGTGGCCTGAGGAAGATAAAGTTACCAAGCAAATACAGAACGTCAAGGTAACACGCACCCCGCGAGCGCGTAATGCGTTACTGGGAGCGATGCGGTTACTTATTGCAACCGATCCGATCTTCTCCGTACCATCCGACATTAATGACATTAGCGCAAAACAGCAAGCCGACAAGATAGAGAAGTTCATCAAGGCGAACTGGTTTGCGAGTGGTCGTGTGGCGGGTACTCCCATTCACTACGATGTGATCCGAAGCGCGTTACTGTATAGTGACATTTATATTGGTATCAACTCCACCAAAGATATGAAGTCAAAAGCAACTGGTTCTAGCAAAGCTATGCAACGTAGGCTGGATGAGATCAACTCGCGTACCCCGATACTGTACGAGCTATACAGCCCAAAGACCTGCTACAGCGAGCGTGACACATTCGGACTAAAGACATTCTACCGGAGCGTCCTATCAACTGCCGGAAGCATTGAAGATACATTTGGTGTAGACGGAAAGAAAACTCTGAGGTCACACGAAAACAAGTTAGAGTTCAAACGCAACCAGGCTGTTACACTCAACCAATATTACGACTTGAAGAATAGATTTATATGGCTGACTGGATTTGAAAAGCCTATTGTCGAAGAAGAACACGACCTACCCTGTCTACCGATTGCATGTGCCATAGCAGAAGGTTCTAGCTTATTCGACAAACCCGAAGAACAAAGAGAACCGTTCCTGTATACCGCCTGGAAGTCGGGAGTTATTGACAGGGAAAACCTGATACTGACCGTCATGTATACCATGCTGTTCAGTATGGGTGCGAACCCGATGTTCGTGGACTATTTGCTAGACCCCGACAATCCCCACCCCGTAGATTATTCTGTACCAGGTGGAACGGTACACTACCGAGTTGGCGAGGGAAGAGAAGTAATGTCGAAACAGATCATCGACCCTGCTATGATGCAAGGTTGGGAGATCGCAAACGACTTAGAAATGCAATCTACTATTTATAGACAAGCATTAGGAGAACCAGTATCAAGTGCTACACCCTATTCATCCTACGCACTCATGTCACAATCGGGAAGATTACCATTACTTGCGACACAACGATTAGCCAGTAATGCCATTGCAGAAGCGTGTGAGATAGGATTGAAGATCATCAAGGAAGAAGGTGGTACTGCTAAAGCAAAGTACGACCAGTTCGATGAAAGTATCACATCGGACGACATTCCTGACATTGTAGACATCAAGGTAACACTTGAAATAGAGTTACCCCAGGACAGATTACAGATGGCTAACGCAGCTAATATGTTATGTCAGGGTGACAACCCGTTAGTAAGCAAGCGATGGGGCAGAGAGAACGTACTTAACATTGGACAGTCAGCGGATATGGACAAAGAGATTTGGGAAGAAAATACAGCTAATATGTTCTACCGCAAGGACATGATGAAGCAAATGGCTGAGATAGCGCAAATGGAACAGATGGCGATGCAACCGCCTCAGTCAATGGCAAGTGGAATGCCTGGTAGCTCGCCAATGCCAGGAGTGCCGCCAGGAGGAGCGATGCCTCAAAATCCCGCGATGGGGATGCAAGGTGGCCCGTCTGCACCGCAGAACATGGGAACGCCACCTCAACCTTTCGCCCCTCCTGGCCCTCCACCCGTCGAGCCTGCACAACCATACCCTCCGCTCGCTCCTAACCTGCAACCGCTAAGGGGAAGGAAATGACCAGTCTAACCGTAGAAGATAGCGAATCAAGCTACCTGAAAGGGAAAGCCGAGTTCGATGAGTGGAAACAGCAATTCATGGTGCGTTGGTACATGCCTAGAATTGTGGACTATTTAGGAACACTTGTGAACACGATGCCCGTAGAAAGCAGGATGATTGCACCCACGGAAACCGCAATGATTGAAAAGATGTACCATAATATGCGAGGAGGTTAGTATGGGATATAGAGGCCCCGATAAAAGAGGTTACAACCCAAGACCCACGCCGAGGCCTACGCCTCCAAGACCCACACCGAGGCCCACACCGAGGCCCATACCCCACCGATCAGCACCCACACCTCCAGCTAGAGTAAGCACATATAATCCTTCGCAGCGAGTTCAGACCGAATACCAACAACCAGAAATGCTATCACCTTCTCAGACGGTTCAGAGAGAATATAGACCTCCTACGATGGCATACAATCCTTCTTATCGAGCGCAGGTAGAATATGCACCATCCATTTTACCGTGGTGGAGGCGACCTATTCCAAACCCATTTCAGATGTGGAATAAACCCGCCTCGCAACTGACTATGCCTAGTTCGAGTGCGCGTGGGCCATTAGGAGTAGGCGCAAGAAGTCTGACACAAACTTCACAATATAGGGGCAACGTTGGAACTGGTAGCAAACCTATAAAACCGGAAGTGATAGAGGAATGGTCTTATCCAGGCTTTAATAAACCGCTAATCCCAGGCACAAATATTTATGGGCCTTACGGTCCTCCTGTACCAGAGGCACAAGGATATGCTCCTCCTGTTTCTCCCGCGTATCCTGATACAGGTGCAGGTTATGGTGGTTATGGTGGTTATGGTGGTGGAGGAGGAGGTAATTATTCCAATAACTATTCCAGCACAAGTTCGCGTGGGGCAGAAACGAATGTAGGAACTTATACTAATGCGGCCTCACCATTCAACCAGTATCGAGCCGGAGGCGGTTACGGACAGCAATCAGTCCAGGCGCAGGCACGACCACAATTTAGAACCGTAGGACAGGCACAAGCCCGAGGGGCTTATGCAACTCAGAACCCACAAGCCAGGTGGATGCAGTTACTTACTAACTGGCGCATATAACTATGCCATTCCGATCAGAGAAACAAAGACGTTGGATGTGGAAGAACGAGCCAAAATTGGCGCATGAATGGGCGCACAAGTATGGCAATAAACCAAAGAAGAAAGCCCGCTACAAGGGTAAGCAGAGGTAACTGCCTTATAGGATTTGACTTATAATGCCAAACCCACAATCTACACAACCAATTAGCCCTCCTAAAGTCAGGAGATATACTACTCCTATTCCTCCCTCGGCTGTTACTCCTGGCACAACCCAACTGCCTCAGACGAGTTACAAAGGCCCTACTCAAATTATCGTCAAAAAATGGCCTGATGTTCCTCCAAACCGCCTTGGGTATCAGCACGCTATAATACCGCAAGGTTCAAAGTTTAAGCAAAAGATAGCAGTACCACAAGTCCAGTATGGGGATTATACGCTTGTAAATCCGAATGTGGTGTTACCCAACAGTGACAAAGGTAGTGCCGAATATTGGGATCAACCAGTTTATAAACCTAAATACTGGGAAGACCCTCGGCATGTAGCGCAAGCATACTTCCAGTTGAAGTCGTTACAACCAGGAGAAGAACCACCACCATATTTACCGGATAGGGAAACCATCGAGGCGGCCTATAAATATTATTCATTTGCCAATGGTGATGAGAGTTGGGTGAACTGGAAGTATCTTGCACCTGACGACCCTGGCAGGTCTTTCCTACAGGGTATTCCTGAGCCACCTCCCGAAAATGTACTAAATCCAGATCAGATGTCACAGGTTGCGTTCTACCAAATGATAGGACTGAAACCGGAAGAACGTGACCCGAATATGTACCAGTATTTGCAACCGCGCCAATGGTACGCAATCCAACAGAATGATTATGCGATACAGAACCAGGCGTGGATAGAGCAACATACTACTGAATGGCAGCGGATAATGGCAAGTATTCAGGATAATCCTATGGCAATGGGATTAACTCAGACGCTTCCGATGGCAGGGTTGTCGTTACTCGCTGGTCCTGCTGGTATCCCATTTGCCGCCGGAATGGTAGCATCTGGTTTAGGAGTTGGATATGCACAACAGATCAGCCAGCGTAGTCCCTACCTGGCAGATGCAATTGCTGGTGCGGCTATCCTGTTACCGTGGGGAATGATGGGTGGAACGATGATTGGTAGTCCTGGTGTTGGGACTGCGATTGGTGCTGGTGCGGGAGTATTGGGTGGTGCGGCACTTGGACTTGGCTATGGCGCATTAGCAAGGAGTGATACTGACGTTGGAAGATGGCTAACGGACCATGGCGCAGGCAGTACCGCCGCTGGTGCGATGATGTTACTGGATATGCCCGCCGAGATATTTGAGACAGTAATTGGGACTATCATGCAGGGAGGTGGTACTTTATATGACCCTGCAAAGTACGGAACGCCTGAGGAGTTCTTTGGTAACTTCAATGCGTCTATTCAAGCTGGTCGCCTTGCTCACTCCTCCGGTGCTGTATTTAGTGGACTTGCCGCAATAACACCTGGTAATTATGTGGCAAGGGGAGCGCAGTATTTAGCGGCTGATATAGCCGATGCAATTGGTGGTGAGACAGCCAATAGATACTCTTACCTGATGCGAAGGTACGGTGACAACCCGATTAACGGTCTGCCGTTCCTGAATGAGTTAGCGATACGTTCTGGAATTATAAGTGGCGACCTATCTGACATAAGGTATCTGGATAAGGGTGAGACATTCCAGTATGTTGATAGGTCTGTTAGTTCGCAGATATATCCGCTCCCCGTGAAGGTAGATGCTTTGCAACTGGCAGCGATGGTAGAGGCTAGACGGCGTATTGCAAACGGAGAAGATGCACAGTCTATCATCATGGAGTACAAGGCTTCATTCGGTCTGCCTGGTGAATTGGGAGAGTTGTACGGGCATGTCGTATTTGACCCGCTGAACGTGTGGGGAGAAGTATCAAACGAGGCAATCGCAAGAATAGCAAAAGCGCAGGGTAATACTGCGTTGGCTGGTGCGGCAAAACTAACAAGCGGTCCATTCGAGACATTCCGTATCTACCAGGAACTAATGAAAACTGGCGAGTTCAAGATGCTCGATGATATGACGGCTACGGAAAAGACTATCATCGGGTGGGACGATAGCAAGCAAGGATATAAGATAAACTACCGTTCTGAGGATGATAGTTGGGTTAAGCGTAACTTCGTGAACGCATGGAGACGTAAACCGGAAGCTGCCGCACGTAATGTATTATCAACAAGTGTGGATAATATTCACGCTATACTATCGCCATTCGTAGAACGTGGTGACATAGAAGGGATAGCGCGCGTGTTCGAGCGTACGGGAGCAGCACCCGCAGAAGCAGCCTTAGATTATCACATGCGACTATTAGGAAGTCCAGACACCTATTCGATGCAAACAAGTATTCGAGACTTCGCCCCCAAAGTACGAGCGGAAGTCGATCTATTCAAGGCAAACGCAGGTAAGATTGCAATACTGAATAGTATTGCAGAAATAACGGGAGAGTTACCGAAAGATGTATTGACGCGGCTATCTACTATGAAAGATGCCGGAACGTTTATGAAAGATTTGGAAACAAGACTAAAGGGGATGGTTGACACCTCGTTAGTAGACCCGAAACTCGTAGACCCCAATATGGTCGAGAGGGCTAAGATACTTCTGGATGAGATAGCACCCGCTGATGGTAGTCCTCCACGAATGACAGCAGAGGGATTGAAGCAATCATTAGATATATTTATTGGCGACGAAGAAACCCGTATGCCATACGACGTTGGGGAATTGGCAGCTAGAATTGCAACTCACTATACATCTTACGTTGGCGATACGCTTGTAAAGACATTTAATATACAACCACAGGGTAGGTTCTCGCAATTCTTTACTATATTGAAACGGGCGCAATCGTTTGCATTGCTTGGTTGGAATCCTGCTTATGCTGTTGCCAATGGTATCAACAACGCGGTAACTACACTCGCTACGGTAGGAGGATTTGTGTCTGCTAAGTCTTATCGTGACGCGTGGTGGAAAGAGTTTGGCGTGGCGATGAAGCCCTACCGGACTGGTGCTGGAATTGGTGTGTCAGGTGGGCCGGAAGTAGGTGAGTTTGGTAGAAAGACCGCAACCAAAGCTGAACGCATAATACGCGAGGGCGCACAAGCTAAGCCTGGTGGACTTACCCCGATAGACAATGCGCTCAGGAAATTAGGGGATATAGCACCGATCACAAGAATAGCCGGAGGAATGGAGCGTGAGCAGTCTCAGATCATCATGCAACTTGGCGTAAAACGTGCATTTGATTCACTCCACAGATACCAGCAACTTTATACACAGATGCCCGACGACCTGAGGATGAAACTTGATCCGGCACTAGCAAGAGAGATTGACGGTGTTGTACGCGATAACATGAACGTCAAGACAATGACGGATAAGTTGACTAACGGGAAAGCGGAATACAACATCACAGAATCGGTAAGGCAAGTTGCCGAAAGTATGAACGTAGACCCGAAGATAATCCAGCAACTATTAGACTACGTGCCTGGAATAGAAGAACGATTACGGACTGCCCGACCAGACCAGGTAGATACTAT